CTTTATTAGCGATATCTTCTTTAGCACCAAACTTTATATCAAGTTCTGCTTGCGTATCAAGTGCAACTAGGTGTGCAATCTCTGTATCTAACACAAGAGATTTATCAGCAACTTTATCAACTTTTGTATCGTCAACATCTTCTAGGGTTTTGAATGCTACTGAGATTAAAGCAGCAGCGTTTGCTGAAGTTGAACCACCAACTAATAGATCAGCGCCACTTAACACAATATCGTCAGATAACGCTTTGGTATTAATTGTTGTTGTCTTATCTACTTTGCTTGATAGTGCAGTGACTATTGCATCGGCTTCTGGGTAATTTTCAAAAATGGCAAGGATTTCACTTATTTTATCAACAACATTGTTTTCGTCGGTGTCGTTAAAACTAGCATATATCGTGTCTAACCTTTTCTTATCTTCAGCACTTAATAGCCCATCTAAACCTTGTGTTGCTTTTCCTAACGCTGTTTTGAACTCATCTATAAGAATATCGTTTTGCAAATCAATGCCAATAATTTTCATAACTTTATCTACTTTTAAGTCCAAGCCATCTTTGACTGCTTTTACTGTCGGGTAATCCACATCACTGCTTTCAGCAAGTGTTGTCTTTTTGTTTACTAATTTCTCTGTTGCCAAATCTAAATCGGAAACTGTGGTATTATCCGCTTTTAGGTCTAATGCTACACCTATTTCTGTTTTGTCATAAACATCTGTTATTCCATAACCCTCTAAGGTAGTTGGGTGTGTTTCTAAATCATCAAAATCTTTTATTGCTGTATTTTCTAACTCATCCATTCGTGCTTTTAACTGGAAAATAAAATCAGAGTTCTCACCGGGCTCTACATCTATTGCCTCTTGTTGGTCTATAATACCAACAGTATAATTAGGTCTATATTTTACTTTTAATTCTCCGTCATAAACTATTGGTGTAATTACCATTTCCCCATTTACTAAAACTGAGGAAGTTAAGAGCATTGAAACAATTTCATCTGTCCCAAGTTCGTATCTATACCCAATAGTTTTATTAACTATAATATCAACCCATTTTGGTTTGTCAGAATAGTCAGTTTTAGAAAAATCAATTTCTAACCTAGTTGCTAGATTTTCATTATCAAAATGGGTATCACCTGTTGTAAGTTGGGCTGTGCCATTATTGAAACATACTATTTTTATTTCTTTCATACTTTATTTCTCCTTTATTATTATATAGAAGTGGTATCTATACTTACCCAATCAGTTCCATTCCATAATAACAATTTAACTCTATCTGTATCAAAAACTACACTGCCTGCCTCTAAGACATCAAGCGTAGGTAAATCAACCGTTGCATACTTTGGAAACCCCACAGCAACTGTTATTCCATAACCAGCGATAGTTGTTGGTATTTCCTCTAAATCTGAGAATTTTTTAACTGCGTCTGTTATTCCATAACCAGCGATAGTTGTTGGTATTTCCTCTAAATCTGAGAATTTTTTAACTGCGTCTGTTATTCCATAACCAGCGATAGTTGTTGGTTTTTCCTCTAAATCCACAAATTTTGTTTTATGGGGGTTTGCTTCCCCAATATGTTGTCTTAAATCTAATAAGACATTATTTCCATCATCAACTATAATTCCTTGTTTATTAATCTTTTTACTCATTTTTTTTCTTCCTCTCTAAATCACTCTGCACTTGCATTGTCTGATTATGTTTATTTTGATTTTGGTCTAGGGTTGAGTCAATTTCTGCCTCTTTTTTATTACCTTTTTTGTTCTCATAAAACTCATCAAGGTAAGGTTTACTTTGTTCAAATGACTTTTGAGGGTCACTAAACAAACCACAATATCTAAATGCTAACAATGGGTGAACCCCTGCATTTAACATATTAATCAATCCCTGTGTCTTAACCAATAGGTTATCTGTTCTATTCCTAGAAAACCTAATGTCAATTTCATTAATCTTTGCTTCTCTCAATACTTGTGGTGAAGTAGATATTACCTTGCATATTTTCAATGCTAGTTTTAATAACTTTTTCTCACCCTCAATTTGTTGAGACTCAACTGATTTAGCGTCACTCTCTGCGTCTGCCCAACCTTGCCCAATTATCAATGACTCGCCTGTATTATTCTTTGCGTCAGATGTTCTCTGAGGCACTTTACATAATATATGTATCATTGTAATCATATCATCTTTAAATACTTGAATTTGTGATTGGTCTAATGTTGCTGTTATTGCGTCAATTTCAACATTAGTTCCGGGGTCAGACCTTGCTATAATTGCCCCACTACTCTTAAATTTCTCAAAATCTTCAAGGGAAATATCAACATTTATGAATTTCATAAACCATTGAACTGCTTGACTAACATCATTCATTCGGTCACTACATAACAAGTTTAAGTTATTTAGTAAAGGAATAACTGCCTCAAAACCCCCTTGTTTAACAATATCATAGTTGAATTCAATTATAGGTATTAACCCCAATACGTTCACTTCATATTTTAGGTCTATTACTTCAAAGTTCGAAAAATCATCACCATTATAACTTTTTTTACCAACAAATTTTAATGTATAAGTTGTCTTTTTTGTGTAAATAGTTATATCATAAATAAGTTTTTCCTTTACACTCTCAACTGAGTAGGACACTGCCATACAAGGTTCTTTGGTAAAATCTTGTTGATATACTACAAAGGTATTTCTAGGGTCTAATGAATAAAGTTTAAATGGAGTTTCCTCATCTTCGTCTTTATTTGCTAATAGACACTTATAGCCAACTCCTGCTACAATATTCCAAAAACCACATTCCTTATCTCTGTTGTGCTTAAATGTTTCTTCAAAAAATTCATTAAGTAAAACAACCTGAGTGTCTTTCTTCTTTTCTCTTTCTCCAAGTCCATCTTCACTTTCAAGTGCAGAACCATTACTATTTTTGATATAAAGTGTTGGTTCTCCCCAAATATACCCAAGTTTAAAGTCAGTAATATATTTAGCAACATTCTCAACAGTCATATTATTTATCTCTGGTCTAATGATTTTATCATTTCTTTGTAAGATAGGTTGGTCACCCCTTACATACCTATATAAATAATTTATGTCATCCCTGTTCACTTCGTGGACTGTTAAAGCATATGAAAGATATTCTTTAATTTGTTCTTCGCTTAATACTCCGTCCTCTATTTTTAACAATATGGCACTTCTACCAAATAATTTTCTAGGTACATAACTAACCAAGTTATTTCCCCCATTTTTACTAAAAGTTTCGTTCATTCTTTCACCCCTAAATCGGTCTATTTATTATTTCTACGCTTCTATGGTTTCTCTTTGCTAAATTAACTAGCCCAGCCATACTATCAGGTGCGTCGTCATTTCTATTTTTTGTAGTGGTTGAAAATGTAATTAAGTTTCTCATAAATGCTGTGTATTCTTTACTTCTACAAGTCTTGTCCCTAAAATAACAATTTGCTATTTCTGGGCTAACTTGTATAATTCTACCAACCTTTGAGTTTGTTGTGGGTGCTCTACGAGAAGTTATATTAATACCTATGCCTAATTTTTTTCTAATGTCCTCAGACACAAACTCAGCATACTCCTCACCACCATTATTAGCCTCAAATCTAACACTAGTGGGCATATGTTGAAGTATTTTACCTACCACTATTGGTCTAGTAATTTCCTTGTTGCTGTCGTTAAATACGACATCTTCAATATACAAGTCGTCGTCATAGAGATACCCTATTGGACCACTCACATAATCTCCACCACCAAAGGCAACATCCACAAACATATAAATTGATGTTGGGTCACCTTGTGGTAATACACCATTGTAATACTTTAAGTCACCCTCTGGGAATAAAATACCAATTCTTTCAAGTGGGTCATTCATATAAAGACAACTCCAAGATACACTATCAACGGTATCTCGCATATCCATAAAATAAGCAGTATCAAAGCCAACCTCAAAATCATAGTTGAAATTGCTTTCATCATATTTGTTAAGGGCAGGGACGGAAATAAACTTAGTCCTTTTATTTGTTTCATTTAATGTTTGTAGTCTTCCAATAACATCGTTTACAGACCATCTTGTGGCGATATGAATTTCTTTACACCTTTTCTTTTTCCTTGATTTAAGGTCATTCGTATATTTATTCCATAGTCCGTCAAGACGGTCTCTATTCAATGCTTCCTCAATACCACTAACTAAGTCATCACAGTAAAGATATTTTTCACAACGAGTTGAACCTGTAAGACCACCACTAATACTTCGGCAAGTTAGTGATTTAAATCTTTTTGGTTTCCCTAAGTTTATAGTTTCATCCTTACTATTGGTGGACTCTATCTGTGCTGTGGGGAATATTTCTTTGTAGTTATACTCCTCATCAGTTATTAAAGACAATACTTGTTCATAGAAGCCCCTAGTTAATTTGTCTCCGTGTGCAGAGGCAAGATTACAAGCGTCAGGGTATTTTCCCATAACCCAACTTAGGAAGAAACACCCAAGAGTTGTTTTTCCAATTCCCGGAGGTAGGCTTATAGATAACAAGTCTAGTTTGTCATCTTCCATATCTTGTAAAGCATTAACTAGGTCTTTCAACACAAATCTACGAGGTAGGTAGAAACGCTTACTAGGTTCTCTATCCCACTCCATATAAATTAAAAAACTTTCAAAGTCTGACGGTGCGTCAAATAAATAAGAAAGTTTGTTTAGTCTAAAAAAGTTTTTCATATTTTCAAAGTTTTGTGGGTTGCCCTCTTTATCTACTTTACAACACAAGGCACTTTGTCTCTTGACTGTCTGGTTGTATTTGTGAGCAGCGTCTATATCTTCTTTCTCTAATAATCTACACATAGAGAATAAGTTGTTTAGGTTTTGGAAATCATACAAATCTGATTTAAGAAGTTTTTCTATATATTTTACATTATTCACAAACATACCCCCTATACTTACATTATACTAAAATAAACACGAAGTGTCACAAATAACACAAACTATTTTTAAATAGTTTTAGTTTAAGTTATTTTCTACTAAAAAATAGCCCTACTCTTATATTATACTAATTAAAAGTAGAAGTGTCACAACAATCGTAACTTTGCTCATTGGGTCTAGTATATATAGTATCTAGTATATAGGTAGTCTAGTATCTAATGTATCTAGGGTATCTAGGTACATAGTATTTATAGAATATATAGGTTTATAAGATACTATATAGATAGAGCAAAAATTACCTTTTATTAGGAGTTAGCCTACCACACTTAAAATGTCTATTTTAGTAAAATGCTTAAATTTCAAATTTTCCCCACCTGCCCCCATTTAATCGCTAAATTATAGCAAAAATTGGTTAAAATAGGCTAATTATGGAGAACTTTCCCCACTTGACAAAAATAGGGTAATTGCGTATTTTAGTGATTACTCGCAATTACCCTGTACGCATATACATACATACATATAACCATATATACATACATACACATATACATATATACATACATACGTATATACCTATTTACATATGATAAGTGTGTTAAAGGCAATTATACGGTGACAATGCAACGAGTTTTCTATTAGTGTAAGAATAAGTGTTGCATCATTATGTTTAAATATTGAATGTCACAAAGGGGGTAAACTACATAAGAACATTTGTCACAGTAAACAATTTAGTGAAACGTAATTCAGTGAAACATAATTCACTAACAATTATTTCACTAAAAAGAGCAAATTAGTGAAATCGCATATATATATATAATTCCCAAATTCGGGGGAAAGGAAAACACACTTATTACACTATACAACACTACAATACACAAAAATAGAAACCTAGAATTCCTTGCCCTACAATCGTCTTTGCCCCCTTACCCCTTATACTTACCCCACTTTTCCTCCAAAGACGATTGTGAGTGAAATTTAATGCCTTTTTAGGCACTTCTATTCAATGTTGTAGCCCCCTTTTCCTAACTTCGGGGAAAAGAACACTATAACAACTACCAATAGTAACAACACCACTAAGTAACTAGCCCAATATTAAAACTTTTTTTTATTTTTTAAGTCACCTTTCAACAGTAACCCAAAACCAAACACCCCCCCCATAATGTAG